ATGCTTACGCACAGCAACTAGAGTTGATGAAGAACCAAATCCAGCAGACAACTCAAGCAGAGCCTGACTGGAGAGCATTAGCAGAACAGGGTTATTCCGAGAAGGAATTATTCCTAGCGAAAGCCGAATACGACAAGAGCCAACAGGAAGCTGTCCGTATTCAGCAAGAGCAACAGAGAATAGCTCAGGAGCAAGCCGCTGAGAACCAGCAAAAGATGCGTGAGCATCTGGAAGCGCAAAGGCAGGATATGCTAAATCGCATACCCCAGTGGCAAGATGATGAGAGGCGTAATAGTGAGCGACTTGAGGTAATTAAGTTCGCAAACAGAATGGGTTTCTCAGAAGAGGAAATAGCAAATGCGTCAGACGCACGAGCAATACATTTACTCCACATGGCGTGGCAAATGGACAAGCTGAAGCAAAAAGCCCCAGATGCGAAAAAACGCACAAAGAAAGCTCCGAAGATGGCTAAGGCAGGGACTCCAAAGACTAAGCAACAGGTTGCAAGTCGTTCACGGCAACAGGCAATGCAGAGGCTCAATAAAGAGCGTTCCATTGATTCTGCTGTCGATTTCTTAATGAGCCGATAAAACTATAGGAGGTTTAAATGGCTACTCATACTACAACAACTGCTGTTGGCGAACGCGAACAGTTAGCGGATGTTATCTATCGTATTGACCCGACTGAAACACCCCTTTTCTCTAACCTTAAAAAAGAAACTTCAAACGGTATTTTTACCGAGTGGCAAGTTCAAGAATTGGCATCTGCGTCAACTAACTATGCTTCTGAAGGAGCTGACAGTAGCTTTGGAACACCTACAGCCACAACAAGGCTTGGTAACTATCACGGCATCTCTGAGAAGTCTGTAGCAGTTTCTAAGACTTTAGATGCTGTCGAGAAAGCGGGCAGGGATAGGGAAGTCCAATACCAAAAAGTCCTAAAAGGATTGGAGCTTCGTAGGGATATAGAGAAGATGATTGGTGACACAGATGTTGCTCGTTCAGCTTCTGAGCCTCGTAAATCAGCATCACTATCATGCTGGATTACAAACGGTTCTGTAGGTGCAACCGCTGGTGCTTTTGCTACTGGTGACGGTACAGACACAGTAACTGGTGGTGATGACCGCGCATTAACATTGGCATTGATTGACGATGCGATGCAGGACGCTTGGACAGATGGTGGAAACCCATCACTAATGGTGATGAGTGCTACTAATCGTGCAAACTTCTCAGACCTAACAGTGTCAAACAACTTGGTACAAAATCAGGTAAATATGACTGCGGCTAAGGAAACAACATACGTTGGTTCTACCTCAGTGTATCTAACTGACTTTGGTACTTTAGAAGCCACTCCATCAAGATTTATGGGCAATGACCGCACATTCTTGATTGACCCTGACTTTGCTTCTCTTTCAACACTAAACGGACGTAATTTTGCAGAAAACGAAATTGCACCAACTGGTGATGCAGAGAAGTTCCAGATTGTTTGTGAATGGGCTTTAAAAGTACAAGCACCTAAAGCACACGCAATGGTACTAGACCTAAGCGGTTCTTAATCTAACATGGGAGAGGGCAGAAGCTCTCTCCCTAACCAATTTGGTGATATATGAAACAGATAATTAAAAAAGAAGCTGGCAAGGCGATAGATTTAGTCACAGATACTGATGGCTCACAGCGCATTGTTCAGACGCAGAGTTTTGACCCTCTTTTGAAGCTAAATAAGCACATGGCTGATGATTGGCAAAAAGGGCAGATGATAGGTACTCAGAAGCACATGGCTCATGTAGCAGAAATACCAAATATCATATATAATGAATTACTGAATAAATTTGGCAGACCAGCCGACAATCCGAAGGCTTGGAAGCAGTGGCTAAACGATAGCGAAAACAGGGCATTTAGAACAGGTGGCGGCAGAGTATGAGCATTAGCACTTACGCAGAGTTAAAGAGTACCATAGCTGACTTTCTAGCCAGAGATGACCTAACAACTCAGATACCTACATTTATCCAACTTGCTGAAGGTAGGATGAGCCGTGAGTTAGAGACACGCGAGCAAGAAAAGAGAGCCACTACTAATCTAACCGCCAATGACCAATATGTAACCCTGCCGACAGACTTTAGAGAAGTTCGAGAGGTGAAGATAAACACAGACCCTGTTAAGGTTCTAAGCTATTTTAGCCCCACAAACTTAGACCAAACTTACGGCACTAATTCATCAGGTAAGCCAGAGGGGTTTAGTATTGTCGGCTCTGAGATGAAAGTAAGACCGATACCTGACAGCGCGTATGAGATGGAAATTGTTTACATAGGTACACTGCCGTCTATATCAGACAGTACGACACCAATATTATTTAGTCGCTCGCCAGAATTATATTTGTATGGGGCTTTATCTGAGGCTTACATATATTTGCTAGATGAGCAGAGGGCGGCAGTTTATGACCAGAAATTTAGCCGTGGCATGGAAGAAGTTAAGGTGGATGAACAGCGCAGTCATTATGGCACTGGTTCTCTCCAAATCAAATCAGTATATTCACGGCAAGATTCGTTAGTAAATTAGGAGCTAGTTATGGCAACAACCAACGCGGCAACCACCTACTTAGAAAATAAACTTCTAAGTTTTCTTTTTAAAAATAACGCAGGAAGTTTAACCACTCTGGGTGACAGCATCTATGTTGGTTTAGCAACTGCTGTTTCTGATGCAGAGGCTGGTAGCTTAACAGAGGCTAACTTTGGTGCTTACAGCAGACAGCAAGTTACTGCGGCTAATTGGACGCTTGCTAGCAGTGCTACAGACGCTCAGACAGTTACTAATGCGGCTAACATAGAATGGTCAGCATCAACAGGAACGGATAATACAATTACTCATGCGTTTATCGCAGATGCAAGTAGTAGCGGTAATATTCTTTTTGTCGGTGGTTTAGATACGGACAAAACAATCCAAACAGGCGATATTTTTAGAATCAATGCAGGAAACCTAACAATAGAGTTGAAGTAAAATGGCATTAGTATTAGCTGACCGCGTCAAAGAAACAACAACCACCACTGGTACAGCTACTTACACGCTAGCTGGTGCATCAACTGGTTTTGAGAGTTTTGCATCCATTGGTGATGCCAATACAACTTATTATGCTTGTACTGATGGAACTGACTTTGAAGTTGGTATTGGCACATACACGGCTAGTGGCACTACGCTTGCTAGAACAACAATATTGCAATCCAGTAACTCAGATTCTGCTGTTAGCTGGTCTAGTGGCACTAAGACTATATTCTGTTGCCAGCCAGCGGAGAAGGCAGTGTTTCTTGATGCTAGCGGTAACATAGCCGCCTTTAATGGTAGCAATCTTACTAACGTAGACGCTTCACAGTTAGATAGCCAAGCACCTGCGTATTATTTGAATTATAACAACTTCACGAACACGCCAACCATTCCGACCAATAACAACGAATTAACAAATGGTGCTGGATATATTACAAGCGCGGATGGTGGTAACGCACAAACCCTAGACAGCCTAGACAGCACACAGTTTCTGCGTAGTGATGCACAAGATGATAAGACATCTGGCACACTGAGATTCACAGATAATGTACAAGCCGCTTTTGGGTCTAGCTATGACTTGAAGCTGTACCATGACTCTAATGATTCTTACATAACCAATAAAACTGGTCATCTGTATATTGGTGGCAATAGTGATGGTGATGTAGGCGGTAATCTATATTTAAGAGCGAAGGTTACAGAAAACGATACATCAATTGTTTTGAACGATGATTCCACTATTGATACCTATATAAATGGCAGTTTGCGGATGCAAATGTTTGGTTCTGTTACCTACAGTTACGCAGACATAAGATTACAAGGCTCTGCCTACGATTTAGTTTATGACAAAGGCGTATACACAACTACATTAACATCCACCGACCCTACCTCGCAAAATCAAACTATTACTCTACCTGACGCAACAGGGACAGTCTTACTTACCGATGGGGACGGCTCATCACTTACAGGTGTAACAACTTCGACATTAAATGGACAGAACGCAAGTTATTACCTAAACTACAATAACTTTACAAATACACCTAGCATACCAACAGCCGTATCTGATTTAACTAACGATAGTGGGTTCATAACTTCTGTTCCTGCACAATCATTTTCTTCTTTAACTGGCAAACCCACAACGATAAGCGGCTATGGTATCACAGACGCATTTGATGGTGCTTACAGTTCGCTTACTGGTACGCCAACAATACCAACAGTTAATGATGGTCAAATAACTCTAGTTCCCTCAACTGGAATTAAAATTAATGGTGATAGTTTTGGCAAAACTTTCACTATGAATCAATCAACTAGTCAGAGTTTTAATATAACAACTGACCTATCTGAACTAGATGACATGACTGAAACTATGGTCAATTCAGATGAGTTTATTGTTTTGGATGATGGCACTAATAAACGCAAAGCCGCTTCAGAAATACCTCTAAGTTTATTCAATAACGATAGTGGTTTCATAACTAGTGCAGACGGTGGCAATGCGGCTACGCTTGATAGCCTCGACAGTACCCAGTTCTTACGCAGTGACCAATCTGACACGATGACAGGTGACCTCACCCTCACCTCAACAGATGGCGGTGCTACAGAGAACCCCACATTAGACTTATACAGAAATAGCTCTAGCCCAGCAGATAATGATGTACTAGGTCATATTAACTTTACTGGTGAGAATGATGC